CCCCGACGAATCGTTTATATTTAAGTAGTTGAATCGAGGTGACGTGATTTGAACACGCGACTTCTACGTCCCGAACGTGTTCCGTTCATTGGCTGATTGACTATTAAGTTGTTCTGCTCCCGCCTGCTCCAGCTCCTGCCGTCTGCCCCTGCTCTTGTCTGAATGCTCATTTCCCTGCTCCGCAGGTAGCATACTTTTCCTTTCTTTGCTCCATTAGCACATACAGTATTATGTCATTGAAATCTTGCGGAATGTGTAAAATCGTGGAGCTTGCGGAACGAATTTACACAGCTCCGCGAGAATTCAATGTCATAATACGGTATACTCACAGGGGCAAAGGAAGAAAAGCGCAGCACTTTGTGCTCTCGGCTTTGGTCGCTGTTCTTCGTTGCATTATCGCGGGAATAACGGTTATTTCACCGTCTTGCGGTGTTTTGATGTGACAAATATATCACTTATTGTTTATATTGATGTTTTGGGTGCTGTTATCATGTGATGATATGTTGTAATTGTTAGTATATGTTTCTCTTTCTATTCCTAGTATTTCATCAGCAGATACATTGTATATTTTACATAATTCTGCGAAAATGTCTAAGTCTGGGTTAGCATTACCGTTTTCATATTTTGAAATATTACTACGAGAAGTATTTAATAATTCTGCTACTTTTTCTTGGGATAGTTTAGCTTTTTTTCTCGCTTCTTTTAAGCGTTTAGCTATCATTTATTTCACCTCTTTGTTCTAGTTTAGCACATTTTCATAAATTTGTCTGTTCGATTTTGGAACATATTGCTATTGACTTAATTAACGAAATATGATATTCTTTAATTGTTCCAAAACGGAACATTTTGATATAAGCCACGCGGAAAAGGCAAGAACCGCAGAAAGGATTTTAATTATGGCAAACACAAACACAAAAATAGTCGGTTGGACTAAGAAAAAGGCATTTGACGGCGTTATCGATGGCAGACACATTACAAGTCCTGAAAAGATAGTTTTTCATATCGAAACATCTAATGTTCAGGGTCATCACGGTGTTGCAGTTGATACCCTCAAAGTTAACATTGATAGCCCTATGGCACACAATGGTGACGAATTCATGCTCAACGGTCTTATCGGCAGTTATATCCGCCTTGACTATCAGATCATCAACGGCAGACCTCAGCTTATTGATATTACCGTTGTATCGCAGGACGGCACACCCCTGAAAACAGATAAAAAGTAAAGGGGGTCTGTATCATGGATTCCTTTGTTGCTTGGGGTCAAGCCTATGGCTTGTATGTAACGATTGCTTTGCTTGTCGGTATGTATATCGTTCAAAGCATTGAAAACTCGCGTTTAAAACGTAACCTCGGCATTATGCGTAACGAGAGAACGTTTTATAAATCTCATTATATCGCTCTCGGGGGTGATAAAGATTATAAATATGATGACCCTCACAGTGAACGAAAATGAGGAGATAGTAAGCGAAGAGATAACAACAGACGAACTTACTTCTTCTGATATGGATACGCTTGTTTCCATCGATAAACACCTAGAGAATATAGATAAAGGTGTTTCCGTGATATGTGTAGTTCTTATTTTAACTGTTGTCTGGTTAGGGGCTTGGACAGTAGTTAGTAAATGGTTTTTCGGCGGTGTCGGTTTCTAACTCGTACTGCACCGAACTGCCTAGAACATATAATTAAATAAAGAAAGGAGATTGCAAATGTTTGGTCTTATGTCTGCGGGTGCGATTGTAGCCGATGAGGTTTCACCCTCTCTTCCTAGTGATACTCTTATCACTTGGGCTACTTCTAACGGTGAAAGTCTGAATCAGGTTCTTGCAACTATTGCGGGTCTTACTCCTGCTCTGCTCCCTGTTGCGGTCGGCTGTATTGCTTTCCGTAAAGGTATCGGCTTCCTGTTCTCTATCCTGCGCGGTGCGTAATTCGTGTTGCGTAAAGTTTCCATTGTTTTCGGGGTATGCTTTCCGCATATCCCGACTTTTTTTGAAAGTTGGTGAATTATGAAAAAGATATTTTGTTTCTTATTTTTATGTTTCTTTTCCTCTTTTGCTTTTTATATATCTGCTTTTGCTCTTGATGTTCCTGCTGAATCTTTTTCTTTAGTTGGTGCAGATTATAATGCGGGAGAGGATTATTGTAATTCTTTTTCTTCTATCGGTGGTTCTGTACCGTCTGGTTATTCTTTAGCTTGTATTGTTGTTGAACCTCATGATTTTTCAAATGGTCATACTCGTGCACGATATTTTTATCTTCCCTCTTCTTGTACTCAACTTACTTTTTATACTGATTCCTCTGGTCGTGTTGTTCTTTCTAAATCTCCTAATTCTTCAAGTTTTTATGAGGTAGTTAACCGTTTTGATTTTGATTCTCAACAATTTAATGTTTCTTCTGGTGGTGGCTATGTTTCTTCTTTTTCTTCTCCTGATGCTAACTGGCTTTTTATTTCATATCTTCAAGTTTTAGACGAAAACGGTAATGTTTTTATTCCGGATGCTCTTCCACAATTTCATTTAAATCTTCTTTCTATTTCAGATCAACTTCATTATAATGTTTCTAATGTTTCCTCTGATATCGGTTCTATTGATTATTATCTATTTCCATCTTCTTTTCCTGCTTCTGGTGGTGCTGTTAGGAATATAATTACTTCCCCTGTTGCAATATCTGAAATTCCTGCTTCTGTTTATTATGAAATTGAAAATGATGGATTTGCATCTGTTATTGATACTGCTTTTGATGTTTATAATTCTGTGCATGGTCTTATGCCTGCAGTTACATTTTACTCCCATAGTTCGGTATCACGTTTAAATCGTATATTTGATGTTTCTTCCTATTCTCTTCCTTATGTCAAGTTAGGTACATATAATATTAATGGTCATTTCGGTGTTTCTGGTGGTGGTCAATATCTTGATTTGAATAAGATTGCTAATAATAGTTCTGGTGTTTATGCCTATGATAATCTTTGTATTATTGCTGTTGGTCATAAGAATGAGCGTGATTTTATTGCTCGTGTAGATTTTAATGTATCTTCTTTGCGGAATTCATCTGTTGTTCCTCCGAATGATGTTATTGATTCCAATACTTATCAAGGCGGTACAATTACTGACTTGCAGGAGCTTGCTAATTATTTAAAATACCTTTTTGAAAACTCAGATCATAATTTGTCTGTTGAGTTTCATAACTTTACTGCTTATATCCAGCATATTCCTTGGAAAAGCATGATTGAAGAGGGTATTTATTATGGATTCTCCGATGTTATTCCACGTTTACAAGACCTTGTTTTTGATACTGATTTCGATTTACCCTCTTTGATGAATGAGCTTGCACCCCTTTTGCAGAATAATCAGCTTTCTTTACCTGATTTAACTGGTGCTTTAGCTCCTTATTTCAATGGTCTTGATATTACTCCTACTGGTAATTTTGCAGGGCTTTTAGGTAATATGAATAATAACTTTCAATTGCATTTAGATTCCCTTTTTGATGATATAAATAATTCTGTTACTGACTTATCTACTGATTTACATGATTCTGTTACCGATTTGTCTACGGAGATAAATAATAATACTACTGAAATTTTTGTTCCTGATCTCGATGATATGAATGATAGGCTTGAACTATCTGGTACACTTCTCTCTAATAAATTCAAGTTTGTTGATGATGTAAAGGATAATTTAGAAGATGTTCGCGATACTATTGCAAATTCTTCTGAATCTCCCCCGGATTGGCATTTTACTGTTTTTGGTGTTCGTCTTTTTCTTGTTGATTGGTCTGTTTATGAACCATATCGAGGAACTGTAAAGAATATCTTTGTTTGTATCGCGTATATCCTTTTATTCAAGCATATTTACAAGACTATTCCCTTGAACGGTGGTGATGATTCATGATTTTTAATAAGATTCTTGATTTTACCTTAGATGCCTTTGACCGTCTTATAACATATATCCCCTCTGTGGATATACCTGATAGAGATTTTACTATGTTATATGACGGTCTTCATACTCTTTGTGCTAATGTTGGTTATGTTCTTCCGATAGCAGCACTAATTAATTGTTTCAATGTCTGGCTTGCTTATACTTCATTTCGTATTGGTGTCTATTTTTATCGCAAGCGTATAAATATTAGATCGTAAAGGAGATTTTATTATGAATTCAATGTTTCTTACTTTTTTAAAAATGATTATATCGTTAATGATACTTGCTATTAAATGGATAATTATCCTGCTTATTCCGTTTCTTTTCATGTGTGCTGTGTTCTTTTGTTATTATCGTGCTCGCGGGAAAAAACTTCCCAAAAAAGAACATGAAAGCACCTTTAAACAGCGTCCTATGATTTTGCGTTTGTTCTGGGATTTTCCTAAAAGGTTTATAAAAGATGTTTACGAAAAAGACCCCGATCAGTTTCCTATTGATGGTCTGCACCTTTTCGCAGGAGAACAGGGGTCAGGTAAAAGTATTGCAAGCGTTGAATTCTGTTTGCGTATGAAAAAAATGTACCCTAACTGCCGTCTTCGTTCTAATATAAATCTTAGCTTCCAAGATGAAAAACTTGAAAGTTGGGAACAGATTGTATTTGATGATAATGACAAATACGGTGATGTTGCTTATATTGACGAGGTGCAAAACTGGTTCAATTCTGCGGATAGTAAAAATTTTCCGCCTGAAATGATTCAGGAGATTTGTCAGTTAAGAAAACAGAAAAAATGTATTATTGGCACTTCTCAGGTCTTCGCTAGGGTCGCTAAACCTATAAGAGAACAGGTGCGTGTACTTTATAAGCCTATGACGGTTCTCGGTTGTTTGACTATTGTTAGAGCATATAAACCGCTTGTCAAGCAGGACGGCACTATTGAAAAGCTTCGCCATCTTAAAACTTATTTCTTCGTACATACTCAGGAGCTTCGAGATGCTTATGATACCTATGAAAAAGTTCAAAGGCTTGCTCTTACAGGTTTCAAGCCCATGCAGGAGCGTTTGTTAGATATGGGAGCTAATGTTATAGATAATAAGAAGAATCCCGCCGAAAAGTGACCCACGCACACCCGCGCTTTGCGCGGGTGCGGGGGGCACTTCGGCGGGGGTGGCTATTACTTGATATTAGCCACATAAAACAATCACTTTGTCAGGGGGTGGAAAAATGCAAGCAAGCAAAAGGGTAAAAACCACTTTAAATAATCTTAAAAATATACGTGGTTCTCCCTCTGCTGTTTTTAAAAATACCAAGATAAAACATTATCGTGACGGCTGTTTCACTCTCTGTCGATGTAGCCACCGCATATTTAAGTCTTCTAACTGGGAATGTCATGATACTGTCAATACTTCTACGATTGAAAATAACGCTATCTGGGAACTTCTACAAAAGGAATTTATCGAAAATATTATTACACTTCGTTCTGACGATGGTTTACCGCTCCGCTTCTGGGACGTTTCTAAGGATAACCGCTTTCATGTAAAGCGGTTGAAGTATGGTGATATTCGGTCAGATTCCCTTAAACGTGCTAAGGATTCAATATTTGATATCGTATATGAAAATGATTGGTCTTGGTTTGTTACATTCACATTCAATAATGATGATGTTGACCGTTTTTCCTCTGTTGATGTTATGAAAAAACTTCGGGTCTGGCTCGATAATGCTGTACGTAGGAAAAATCTTTCTTATGTCTTAGTCCCTGAGCTACATAAAAAAGGTGGTATTCATTGTCATGCTCTTTTCAATGATTGTGATTTGAAATTCTTGGATAGCGGGACCCGCTGTGTAAAGGGATTTGATAAGCCTGTCAAGCTATCAACTATCCGTGAAAAAAATATGCTTTTTCGGTCTGGTCTTTCCGAAGATGATTTAAAAGTTGTTTATAACATTAAGGATTGGAAATATGGTTTTTCTACTGCAATTAAAACTTATGGTGACCCTGCTAATTTAGCCTTTTATGTCACTAAATATCTTACTAAAGATGTAAAAAAGATATTTGGTCGTTTTTACTGGCACTCTCACAATATACGTACAAAACCTGAGATTGAATACTTGGATACTGATTTTGAATTAAAATCTCCTGTTGTTTCTGTTTCTGGTGTCAATAGATCATATCAATATTTATCCTCGTTTACGTTCGGCAATAATGGAAATTTTACGGAGCATGAAAAAACTCAAAAGCAAATTGATGAATGTAGAGAAGCTGAACGAAAATTTAATGAACTTTGTAAGGAGTTGGGCTTGTGATTTTTTCTAAATGGTGGAATTATTATTTTAATGCTTATGTGGACGGTATTATAACACATGATAAAGCCGTTGATTATAAGACTATAATCAATAATTGTTTTTCAGATCTCTTTGATTCTGAGCTTGATTGTATTCGTCCTGTTGATGTTCAATTGTGTTTGAAGTCTACTAAGCAGTACTGTGTTACTCGTCAGCGTGATGCTTTTTTTCTCATACGTCGTGTTTTCACAGAAGCTGTTAAGAATGGATTTCTTTCTGATAATCCTGTTAATTGTCTTCGGTGTCCTAAGAAGATTAAAAAAGATGCAGAGTTTTTTAATCCAGATCATATAGAGCATCTTTTTGAAGAAAATAGCCGTGTATCTCGTATGTTTGAATTTGACCTTTGGTCTGGTCTTCGCCGTGGTGAGCTTCTCGCTTTGCGTTGGGAGAATGTGGACTTGGATAATGCTTTTATTCGAGTATGTCAGACACTTGTACATACTGCTGACGGTGATAAGATAGTTAATACAACAAAGTCCCGCTGTGACCGTGTTGTACCGCTTCATGCTCATGCTGTTGATATTTTGCGCTCTGTAAAGCTCCTCGATAGCTCTGACGGCTTTGTTTTTACTTTGGCGGGTATGGATACCCCTTTTAGTCTTCGAGCCTATAACGGTGCTTTCCGTAGGTTCTATGATAGGCGTGTAAAGTTCTATCCGGATATTCCTTACCTTAGTCCTCATAAGCTTCGGCATACATATGCAACTTTTCTTTTACAGTCTGGTGCAGATATTGACGTTGTTCGTGCTATCCTCGGTCACTCTGATATTGCTACAACTCAGCGTTATATACATAGTAATTATAATTCAATGCGCAGCGCTGTTATAAATCTAAAGTTTTCATACTGAAAAGAGGTTTATCATGATCTATTATCTTTTTGCTATCATTATTATTTTGATTACTGTTTTTGTTGAGCTTCCTGTTTTAGATTATCTCGATGACTTACGCAAAGCAGGTCTTTCAAAACAAACTTATCATAAGTGTATTTTTATTACTATCTTGTCTTTTGCACTTCTTGCTATATTGCTTTTTTTTATCTTCTCGGGTGTTGTATTCTGTTTGAATACTAAATAAAAAAAGCGGGATTATTCTCCCGCTTTTTCCATGTCCTCGGCTATGAGTTTGTTAATGTATGCGTTAAGGCTTAGTCCTTGGCTTTCGGCATATGCTTTTATTTTATCCTTTTCGCCTTTTTTTACAATTACTCTTAGCTGATCATATGCTTTTGCATTCCATGCGTTTTTAGTTGCTGTACTTGCTTTTCCCATGTTATCACCTGCCTTTATTATATTTTATCATATTCACGTATGTTGTACAAGTATCAAAATAAATAAAAATACTTGTACAAGTTTATCTATTATGTCAATTGAAATAGTTGTACAAGTATGATATAATATATACAGAGATAAGGGAAAGCCCCTTATAAAATGAAAGTGAGGTAATTTTATGAAACTTAATATTTATTCATGGTCTATTATGAATTATTATCGTCTTTATCGTCGTGCTTTGCATAGTCGTTCTATGTATGCTTGCCGTCGTGCTATTGAAAAGTTAAATGAGTTGATTGGTGTTATTTCTTGCTCTGCTTCTCTTACTGTTGATGAACGTATGAAATATATCTATTATATTAATGAGCTTAATGATAAAGCTTTTGACTTGTTTATTGAACTTTGTAATTCTAATGATTAAGGGGGGTGATTCTATGACAAGTATTGAAGCAAAAAAAATCATTTCTCACGCTATGGAGTTGTCTTTCGGCTTTGCTCCTGCTCATAGTAAAATCGTCCTGTCTTATTTCTCAGATGATGAAGATAATAACGGTTCTCTTCAGATTGATATTGACTTTAGAATTTGCGACACTGAGTATGGTCTGATTTATCATCGTGGAGAATATCAGCTTACACGTAAGGACTTTTACGGCTACGGTCATGATTTGATTATGACTTTTCTCAATGAATAACAAAAAGATAGACCGCCCAAAAATGGACGGTCTTTTTTATGGTCGGAGTGACGGGACTTGAACCCACGGCCTCTACCACCCCAAGGTAGCGCGCTACCACCTGCGCCACACCCCGACTAATCGTTTATATTAAATTAGTTGAATCGAGGTGACGTGATTTGAACACGCGACTTCTACGTCCCGAACGTAGCGCTCTACCAAACTGAGCCACACCTCGATATAACAAGACCGCCCAAAATGAGCGGTCTGTTCTTTAGTCTGGTCGGAGTGACGGGACTTGAACCCACGGCCTCTACCACCCCAAGGTAGCGCGCTACCACCTGCGCCACACCCC